TTGATAATGATAAAATGGTCGCTTCAGACTCTTAAGATTAAAGACCTCAAGAAACACCCCAAAAACCCGCGCACTCTCTCAAGAGATCAATTCGATCATCTAAAAAAATCTTTAGATAAATTCGGCCTAATCGATAAGCCAATCGTAAATACTGATATGATGATCATCGGAGGTCATCAACGAATCAAAATTCTTAAGCTCGATGGAATAAAAGAAATAGAATGCTGGGTTTCAGATCAACTTCTTTCTGACCAAGATGTCGAAGAGCTAAATATAAGAGCCAATAAGAATACAGGAGAATGGGACTGGGATATTCTCGCAAACCAATGGGAAGTTCCAGAACTACTCGATTGGGGTTTCACAGTCGACGAACTTCAATTTGATGATATCGAACAAATAGAAAACGACACTGAAGAAGATTCCGAGGTTTTAGAGCCTGGTAAAGATGAAGATGCTATCACAAAATTAGGTGATATTTATGAATTAAATGAACATAGAATTGTTTGTGGAGATAGCACTTTACCAGAATATGTAGAAAAATGTTTAAATAAAGCTGAACCTATTCTTATGGTTACTGACCCTCCTTATGGAGTTAATTATGATGCTTCTTGGCGTTCTAAGTTTAATTCTAAGGGTTCTAAAGCAAAAGGCGGAAAAGTTCTAAATGATGATCAAATAAACTGGGGACTTGCATGGCACCTTTTTCCCGGTTCAATTGCGTATGTATGGCATGCCTCTAATTTTACTGGAGAAGTTCAAAAAAGCTTACATGATGTAGGATTTAATACTTCCTATCTAATTATTTGGAACAAACAAAAAATGGTATTAGGTCGCGGAGACTATCATTGGAAACACGAATCTTGTTGGTACATGGTCAAAGAAGGACATAAACATAATTGGCAAGGAAAACGTGATCAAACTACTATTTGGGACATAAATAATCTTAATTCAAATAAAGAAGGATCAGAAGAAGATAAAACAGCGCATAGCACTCAAAAACCCATAGAATGCATGGCTCGTCCTATTCGTAATAACACAGAGAAAGGGGAAGGTGTATACGATCCGTTCTTAGGTTCAGGTACAACTCTCATTGCCGCTGAAAAACTTGGACGTATTTGCTATGGCATTGAGCTTTCTCCCGCCTATTGCGATATCATTATTGACAGATGGAAAAATTTCATGATAAAAGCAAATAAGGAATTCATTATCAAAAGAAATGGAGAACTTCAAAATGGATAAATCTGAAATAAAAAAGCTGGACATAAATATTCAACATCCTTTATATTAATCACTTAAACAAGGAGATTATATGGAAAGGGCTTTAAGTATTTGCTTAAACGAAAAGTTAACAACAGAAGAAAAATTCAATAATCTTCTCGATTTAGGATTAGATCTAGAAGATATATTCGAAATTGCAATAAAAGCTTCTGATTTGGAGAAATAATTTGAAAGATTATATTCCTTCTAGGGAAGAATATGAAGAAGCTTGTCTTCTTTATCTCCGATTGGTCGACATTCTTATCGGCAATCATGTCAACATAGCTCTTTTAGCACTTCAACTGTGTAAAATCAATTTAATGATGGAAACTTGTGATTTAACTTTTCCAGTTTATATCCCTTCTGAAAAATCCAATCACAATCAAAGATGTGCTCTATGTAATCAAGAGGTTATAACATGAATAAAATCCATTTCCTAATCAACCGCCTCCGAATCTGGTGGATTTTCAGACAATGCGACCCCGATTTCATGCTATGGGCTTTTGGTTTTCATCACAAAGATAGAGATCTTTACGAAAAATTTAATTTTTGGAATTCTCGCCATAGTGATATATTTACGTTCGTTCATCTTCCTTTTTATTACCCTCGTGACATCAAATATAGACTCTCTTTAATGGGTTCATTGTGGGAAGAACATCTCAAAGAAGCTCAAGAATTCGCGGCTAAAGTCGAATGATTAAAACTTCTTTTATTTTCTTAAATCTTTTGCTATATTGATTTCGGAGGATATATCGCAATGCCCGAAAGAGATGGCCCTGGACGCCCTGAAGCTAACATAGACTGGAAGCAAGTCGATCAAATGTTAATGAGTGGAGCGAATGGCGTGCAAATAGCTGCAAAACTATGTATTCATTACGATACATTATATCGTTCATGTCAACGTGATAATAAAGTCGTTTTTACCGTTTATGCCCAGAGTAAAAAAGAGGCAGGAAATTCTTTAATATATAACAAAATATACCATAAAGCAATACAAGATGGTAATATGCAAGCATTGTTACACCTTGCAAAGCATAGATTGGGTGAGTGGGATAAAGTCCCAGTTACAGAAGAACTTTCCCCCAAGCAAGACACAATCGACAAAGACCATGAAAACATGCTACTCAAAGCTCAACTCAATGTATATCAAGAAAAGGAAAGGCTAGCTCAGCTCAATGATAACAAGCCCGAAACAGGATCAGAGCTTTGCGGAGGCTACACACCGCTTTAATATATGGGTTGGTGCTGTTCGATCCGGAAAGACCTTTTCAAGTATACAACGATTCATTTACGATCTGAAGCATGGCCCTAAAGGCGATGCAATGATCATCGGAGTTAACCGTTCTTCTATACATCGCAATATCCTTACAACTCTTTATGGTATTTTGGGTTTTCCATGCCCATCTCAGATGGCAAACAAGGACAGACTTTACGGTCGCGATGTCTATTTCGTTGGTGCACCTGATGTTTCTGCTGTTACTACTATTCAAGGATCAACACTAGCTTTGGCATATGTGGACGAAGCTACATGTATACCTGAACCATTCTGGAAAATGCTTGAAACTCGTTTGAGTGTGCCAGGAGCCAAACTATTCGCTACTGCAAACCCTGGAGCTCCTGCTCATTGGCTCAAGAAACAATATCTAGATAGAGCTGACATCCATGATCTTATTCATTGGAACTTCCATCTAGATGATAACCCTGTCCTTGATGAAGCATATAAGAATGCCATCAAATCATCTTTTACAGGTGTTTGGCACAAACGTTTCATATTAGGGGAATGGTGCCAATCAAGTGGTGGGATCTATCCTGATTTTGACCACGATAATATCTACACACATCCTTTCCCAACGCCTTCATATTACCTTGTAGGAGTAGATTATGGGACAACCAATGCCACCGCAGCCGTTCTTTGTGCTGTCACGCCAAATAAGTGGCCTCAAATGCGTATTGAAAAAGAATACTATTATGATTCTGCTATTACAGGTAGGTCAAAGACTGATGCTGAACTCGTATCAGATCTTAAAACATTCATGGGCTATGCGAATGTATCAGCTATTTATATAGACCCAGCAGCAGCAAGTTTGAAAATCGCTTTGAGAAATGAAAACCTTCCTGTTCTTGATGCAAACAATGATGTCATATTAGGCATTAAGACTGTCAACAAGTTCATAGCAGGCAAGAATATAGTTGTTCAGAAAGCCTGTAAAACACTTGTAGAGCATATCCAAAGCTATGCATGGGATCCGAAAGCAGCAGAAAGGGGAGAAGACAAGCCAATAAAGAAAGATGATCACATATGCGACGCCTTAAGATATAGCACGACTCCATTTATGCTCTCTGGTGAATTTTCTAATCCTGATGATCAGCTCACTCACGAACAGCTTGTGCGAAAAATATCTGGTCGCTATGATATATACGATCAATTTAATCATGAAATATCCCAAAGATTTTAGGAGTAATATGCGAGCATTTGGTAAAAACATTCTATTTAAAGCTGTTTTCAAAGAAAGATCATCTAAGGTTTTACTTTTAGACGCTGAGAAACCTGTCTATCATGAGGTTGTTTCAAGAGGAAGTAAGACTGAGGAGATTTCTATTGGTGATAAGTGTATTCTCAAAGACCATTACATATGTACTGTAAAATATGAGGGAGATGATTACCTCTTTACAACAGAAGAAGCTATCTGGGCCAAAATTAATGATTGACGTAAAACGAGTTGAAGATAAAATCAAATGGGCAAAAGAATTTCTTGAAGAATATGGTTATAAGGTAGACAATTAAAATTTAAATACATAGAAATTTGGATTGCTTATGCCGTCATATGAAGGAGGAGGATATTCATTAGGATTTTTAGACCCTACCGATATAAAAGGAAGGGA